CCCATAAACCCTTAGCCGTGTTATTATTTGCTGTTCAGTGTCAGCTACCCTTGTTATCCTATTCAGACCATTACCCTTGCCATATTCAAAGACCTCACTTATAGTGTTACCAGCCGTTCCAATAGTTATTGTCCTGCCACGAATGATAAAATTTGACTTGAAGATTGTAGATACAAGAGATAGAGCACCCCAAATATTCAACCTGTCAGCGTTAATAAATACGTTAGTTACACTTACGTTAGTGTCATCTACTTCTACTGTCCACGCATTATCACCCGTATAAACCCTGTCAAGATTGGCCTTTATCCTGTCAGCTAAGTCATGGATGGTTAACGCATGAAACCCAAATGTAGGGAGGGAGGAGAAGTGAATGAGATTGTCGTTTAACACATAATCCAGAAACTCACATCGAACTAACTCGTCTGAATAACTGTTGAATTTTATGTTGTCATAAGTAAACGCATCTCCCGCCTTGTTTAAAGCAGCCTTCTTTATTATGGATGGGTCATAGTTTAATGTGAACCTTTCACCCCTATAAGTAACATAGTCTCCAATAGCAAAATCAATAGGTTGTGGAGACCTTATGGACACAGTGATGAATCTGTCCCCCATGAAAGAACCGCTATATTCTAACTTGTGAATATCGCATCGCTCTGTGCCATTCTTACTATAAACCTTCCAACTCATTTCACACCTTTAAATTAATCACATCACCTCCGGTATTATATTCTACCGTAACCTTTGTCATTGGATCTGTAACCCTAAATCTAACGGTAAAAGTCATAAGTTTACCGTCATAACCAGAAAGATTAGGCTCGTAACTGACGAAACGAACACCTCTTCGGCCTATACCAGTATGAACATCATACATTTTCATCATCACCCCACCATCAGTATCATGCCCTGTGAGATAGTCAAGAAATGCCTGTATCTTACTACCCCAATTATCACCTGAATATCCAATATCCACATCCACATCATATGCCTTTAATGGGAGAACAGTGGGTTCGAACCAATCTTCTCCATCTTCCTCCGGCCAATCGTCAGATACTACATCCTTAGCCTCCAAGTTAAGCTGAAGTGGAAACGACAGACACACCATATCGAAATTGGCAACAAGGTCTTTTACCGATGCACCAATCTTCTCCTTTTGAAACATAATTGTATATTCTTTTATGGCCATCTTTCAATTATATGCTTTACAAAATTAAAATTTATTATTAATTATGACAAATTATTATCATTTTTTTTGAAAAATATTCTTTTTACTTCACTTTTAATGCTTTTGTCCCTGCCGATACAGAATTTAAGAAATTCATCATGTCTTCAGCTATAATGGCTGCTCTCTCCGTGTTTCTCGATATGGTTTGTAACTGAATAAGCTGCGCCTTACCTACAGCGGTAATCTCCGGGATATTAGAATCTACTAATTTTTTTGCCAAATCCAAGTGCATAGCTATATCTGCCCTTATACTATTTATATAAGAAGCCAATAATGAACCTGTATCTTCTGTTAAAGCTTTTATTCCAGCCTTCATATCTGAACGACCTTCTACTCCAAAACTAAGGTCTCTACCAAGAGATTCAAGCATCTTATCTATACCCTCCAACCCTTCAAGGAAAGTAGGGATACCTTTTTCTAACTGTTCACCAAGCCAGTCTATATCATCCATAAGGTTTTGGTCACCTTCCTGCGAAAGACTTTTTTTCATGCGCTCCTCTGCATCAGTTAGTAACTCGGAGAATAAAGAGCTAAAAAGTATCCTTGTGGCAAGTTCGGACAACATCTTGTTAACATCTGTCTTGAATTCGTTAAGCGCTCCCTTAAGGTCATCATTAGTGAAGGCGTCTATCAGTGTGTTATATAAGTCTTCTCCTATGCTTCCTGCAATACTGCTAAGTGTCTCCTCTACCTGCTTGTCTGCCTCATCCATCTTTTGTTTGATAGCATCCCAATTATCGACAATTTTCTTCGTCGCATCATCCAATTTCTTATAGTCGGCAAGAATCTTTGGATTTAACTCATAAGTTTCTGGGTCATATAGATATGAATAGTTTTTCTTAAGGCTTTCATATACCGGTTTAAGTTTTGTGGTAGCTTTTGACCCGAATAGGGCAGAGATACCAGATACTAAAGCTCCAATCACAGCCCCTGCTGCCGCTCCTATTGCAGTGCCTATAACAGGAATAAAAGAACCAACAGCGGCACCTATGGCTGCACCACCGCCTATTATACTACCAAAAGCAGACCCCGATGCAACCCTCTTTGTACCTATCTGAACCTTTCCCTCACCCAACTCTTTCTCAAGCTGTAAGAGTTCTTTCCTCGCAGCCCAAAGTTGCTCCATAGCTGCTATGGCAGGTTTCATGGGATTATCCATGCCAAAGATAGAACCTCTCTCATAAGCTAAGCGTTCTATGTTATATAACCGCATCTGCTGCACTCCATCAGCAATAGCATCGTTCCATTCTTTCTGTGCTATTTTATTTTTCTCAATATTAGTACCTATGGCACTAACTATCATCTCTACTCCAGATAATGCAGTAGATATATAATCCCATGTTGTAGCTTCGTCATTCTTGCCAAGCTTCATTATTGACAAGATAGAACCCATACCTTCAGAAATAGATGAGAGAAACTCTCCCGAAGACTTGAGCGCTCCATTATTCAATTTCTGTAACGCGGCACCCAATTTACCGACAGAATTAACCATCTTGTTGATTGAGTTAACCAGATTCTCAAATAACCTGTCGTCAATGGCTTTATTTGCACTTTCTTGTGCTAATTTAATCATATCAGCCAAAGCTTTGGCATCTCCACCAGCAGCCTCAAAATCGGCAAGTAATTGCGGTGGTACTTTCATTGACGATATTACATCCTTTGCCTTTTTTAATTCGGCAATAGTGGCTGTATTTACACTTTTAAATAATGGGAGTGCATTTTTTATGGCATCCTTGAAATAGTCGGACACATTGCCATCTTCGGCATAATTTCCTAATCCATATAAGTCGAGAACCTCTTTTTGCAAATCCTTAAGAGATTGTTGTGTCCTCTTTCCAACCTCATCTATAGCATCCTGCGAAGCACCATTGGCTATTAAGGCAGCAGTATCCTCCTCACCCTTAGCAAGTATCTGTTTTCTTTTCTGCTCATAATTTCTATAGTTGCTCAATAGCTCCGCCGCCCTCATCAAACTCTCTTCTGATAACTTTTTAGATTCCTCCTGATAGGCTTCTACAAGAAGAGAAGTCTTACCTCCAAAAGTTTTAGCAACAGTATCAAGATCGGCCTTTATAAGTTCTGCAAAGGATATTCCCTGCTTATTTCCTTTTATCTCATCTTCTATCTCTCTCTGCAACTGTTCAAGAACAGATTTAAAACCTGTCTTCCCTCCGAAGGCAGCTTTTATGGAGAAATCATAATCTCCAGATTCTTTATATAACTTATAAAACAAATCCCATTTTGCAACGGTCTCTGTTATCTGTCGCTCTACATCTTTAAGTGTTGTCTCTACCGATTGCTCGTCTAATCCTGTTAAAGCCTTCGCTGCCTCGATACGTGCATCCATACTGCCTGTTTTTCGTATCTTCTCCAAATCTGAACGTAACGTGTCAGGGTCAAACTCTGGATATATGGCTTTAACTACATTCTCGGCCTTATCACTTCCCGATATTCTTAACCATTTCTCATATAACGAATTAGCCTCCATCAATAAGGCAACACGCTCTTTTAATGGGTCATTAGCCTTTTTTGATTTTTTTGCTCGTTCATCTTCTTTAGTACCATAAGCAGCCTCTATATCTTCTTCTATTTTCTTTATTTCTTGTTTTAATTTTAATCCTTTCTCACTTAAGGCTTCCTCTTTAGTAAGAGCATCAAGCCTTTGTTGTAAAATACCCCTTTGCGTGTCCCAATAGGCCTTGTCTTGCTTTATCTCCTCATCATCAATATTCAGCCAGTCATAGACAGATTCGGCGGCTGCTCTTCTTTTTCTAAGAGTTTCTTCTGCCTTTAATATTTTATTTACGGTTGACTCTACATCATTTACTCTCTGTTCTTCTTCATAAGTATAACCTGAAGCATCAGTTTTTGTCACTCTTCTTGTAGTAGTAAATATATCACTAATCTCTTTCTCCAATTCGGCAGACAATTTGCCCGTTGTCTCTATATCCTTACGCAACCTGTCAATGAAGTCATCGGCAAATTGTTCTCCTCTTTTACTTACCGCCTCGTCATAAATCTTATCATACCCTATTGTGGCCTCTTTTATAGCCTTTTCCTGTGCCTTTTCGGTAAACTTCTCTATGGCTTTCTCTCTTGCTGTCTTATATATCTCATCCCTTAATTTCCTGTAAGCACCAGCCTGGTCTTCAAGGGTGGCTATCTCTGCGTTCATTGATGAGAGTACTTCCCCATGCTGCTTTAATATCTGTATCCTCGCATCATTCCATTCGTCAGTACCCTCCTTTGCCTTCTTCAAATTATCAAATAATATGTCAAGCTTGGCTATCTCCTGCCCTGCAACGTCAGCAAAGCTCTTACCCAACTCTTTTATCTCACTCCTTGTAAGTTTCGCAGCATTGCCAAATTTGAGCATATTACCAATAGCTGACACTATCTTTGCTCCATACAGTGTCAACACTGTTATCACTGCAACCAATGCTGTCTGCCAACTGAAAATACTTGAAGCTACCTGCTTCCACACAGGTACAGCTTTTTTATTAAGATTTAATCCTGCTGCATGTTCTTTCTTTAAGTCCGCATACTCCTTTTTAGCCCTCCTCAACTCATCATTAAACATTGGAAGGTTATTGGATATGGCTGCAAAGAAGATGTTTGCACCATAAGCTATAGAAGGCAACTCTCTGGCTAACTGCTGAACCTGAAAGGTAAGTCCGTTGAAACCTGATTTATAATTACCTACATTTCTGCGATAACGCATAGACGCCTGCTCTGCGTTGTTTAATTCTATAGTGGTACGTTGTATCTTTTCAAGAAGGGCTTTTCCTGCGGCAGCTTCCCTTTCGGTAGCACTTAGCCTGTCATATTCATATATAAGTTTGGATAATTCAGCTCTGTAAGCTACCAAACTGCCCTCTGCCAAGTTCTGTTTTTTAGATGCGTCAACGAGGTTTTTACCCACATCATCCAATTCTCTCTTTACCTCTGAAAACTGTTTGATGATGGGAGTGGCATCGGCAGCCTTAGGTAAACTCTTATATTGTTGCTCTAATTCTTTAGTCCTCTGTATGAGCTGTTCGATATATCCCATCTCCTCCTTAGACATGGAAGAGACAGAAGTACCTTTCTTGGAAGCAGTAGAACCCCTGACGTTAAGTTTTACCTCAATGTCCTTTAGTTGTTCTAAAGCCCTCTTCCTTATCTTCTCCAACTGCTGCGGGTCATCCTTGTAAAGTATGGAAAAATATAATTGTCCTAAGTCTGCCATGATTATTTCTTGTTACGTAGCTTATAGTTTTCTATAGATCTGTTTATCCTTTCAGCAGATGGTTTACTAAACTTACGCCTCTCTGTCTTTATGAAAGATACGGGTTTATCACTTATTATCAACTCCAATTGTGCATTAGTCATAGTCCAGTAGTAATGATACATCGGTATGGTACGAAACATAACCCTCTTAGGCTTCATCATCCACCCGTAGTCCTTCAGGTAGTCCCATGCTGCTCCATATCTTGTCCTTGACGGATAGAAGACACTTCTTTCCTCGTCATCATCATCATCGTATCCCTCATATCTGTCATCAATATGGTATTCACGAAGTACGACTGCAGCGGTATTT